TTGAACAAACAGACTTATCAGGCAACTTAGAACCTAGTGGTGAGATGCCTTTGCATTTTGGACTACAAAAAGAATTAGGACAGCACAAAGACGATGTGCGTGTAGTTGTACACGTTCATCCAACTTACTGTATTGCGGCCATGCATGCCGGTATTGACTTGGCAACTGTTAGTGATAGTTTTCCAGAACTCAATCGTTATACCAAAGTAGCGCACAATGTAGGTGATGTGCCTCCTATTAGTGAAGAATTAGGCGAAGCGTGTCATCGCAACTTAGGACTCGACCGTGAAGGTAACATCAAGTTTGATATAGTAGGAATCAAAGGACACGGTGTGGTAGCCATTGGTAATACTCCGTGGCGTGCCTATGAGCACATAGAAAGATTAGAACACATTTGCAAGATAGTACTTGCTTCAGGAAAATATTAAAATGAGTAAACAACAATATAACTTAAACACAAAGACAGACTACCTTAATCGTAAGATGTTTCTAGACCCTGCTGGTCCAGTTACTATCCAAAGGTTTGAAGAAGTCAAGTATCATAAGATTGCTAAGTTTGAAGAAACAGCACGTGGTTTCTTTTGGCAACCAGAAGAGATTAGTTTGACTAAAGATAGTAATGACTTCAAGGATGCTAGTGAAGCAGTTAAGCACATCTTTACTAGTAACTTGCTACGTCAAACAGCATTGGATAGTTTACAAGGCCGTGGGCCAAGTCAAATCTTCACACCTGTTATAAGTTTGCCCGAACTAGAAGCACTGGTGTATAACTGGACTTTCTTTGAAACTAACATTCACAGCAAGAGCTACAGCCACATCATCCGTAACATCTACAACGTACCCAAGGATGTGTTCAACACAATCCATGACACTAAAGAAATTGTGGACATGGCATCAAGCGTTGGAGAACACTATGAAAAGTTACACAGAATTAACTGCATGAAAGAAATGGACGGATCAGTTAACGAGAAAGAACACATCAAGGCAATTTGGATGGCTCTACATGCAAGTTATGCGCTAGAAGCATTCCGCTTTATGGTTAGCTTTGCCACTAGTCTGGCAATGGTAGAGAATCGAATCTTTATAGGTAATGGAAACATTATTAGTTTAATTTTACAAGACGAGTTACTACACAAAGGTTGGACTGCTTACTTGATTAATCAGGTAGTCAAGGAAGACACACGTTTTGCTGAAGTAAAAGGAGAATGTGAACAAGAAGTGTACGAACTATATATGGATGTTATTCGCGAAGAAAAAGATTGGGCAACTTATTTGTTTAAAATGGGCCCAGTTATTGGACTCAACGCTAACATCTTGCGTGACTTCGTTGATTACACAGCAGTGTCTGCGCTTAAAGATATTGGTATCAAGTACCAACAAGCCGCACCACGCAGTACTCCTATTCCATGGTTTAACAAACACGTTGACACCAGTAAAAAACAAACAGCACTTCAAGAAAACGAATCGACAAACTATGTTATTGGTATTATGAGCGAAAGCATTGACTATAACGAGTTGCCTGTGCTATTATAAACATAAGGGAATAATCATGAAAGCAGTAGTATGGAGTAAGAATCAGTGCCCGTTTTGCGATCAAGCGAAATCATTATTAAAGATGAAAGAAATTGAATTTGAAGAGCGAAATGTAAGTAAGGACTGGACTAAAGAACAATTATTAGAAGCAGTACCCACTGCCAGAACTATACCACAAATCTTTATTAACGATCAATATATTGGTGGATATGACAAATTAGTCGAATGGATCGACAACAATCAGATATAATCTGAATACACGGAGAGAAAAATGTTACTTAATGTACCTTATAAAACAGGAGATGTAGTTAGTATGAAACTAGTTACAGGTGAAGAAGTTGTAGGAAAACTAGACGATGACGGAACTGATAGTGTAACTATCCATCGCCCATTAGTACTTGCGGCAGGCCCACAAGGAATGAGCCTTGCGCCATATATGATTACAGCCAATGATGCTGGCCTAGTTACGTACAAACGTACACATGTAGTTGCCATGGCCGCAAGCGCCAAACAAATGAGTGATAATTATCTGCAAGCAACTACCGGTATTGCATTAAGTTAAATAGTAATACTAGGAGATATAATATGCCATACGTAGCAGGAGGCGGCCCACAGGCTGATGCCGGATCACCAGAAGTTTTAGATGTTTTCCATAGCGGAAACGTGTATGCTAATTTCGTTCCTATTGCATTGTGGCAAGATCCACAAGGAACTGAAGCGGCAATCTTATCAGCAATTTCTCTTCCTTCTTATGTTAAAGAAACAGTATCAAGTGAGCACACAGAAGGCGATGCTGATAGTCCAGAAGATGTTATTGCCGAACAAAATAAATTAATTGCAAACGGTACGTTAGATGCCGCCGCAATTGCGGCAGGCAGAAATGCTACTTCGAGCAGAGATGATACTACCGGACCGTCGAATGTACCTGCCGAGACCGCAGGGTCAGTACAACTTAGTTCTGACGTTGACAACATATTATTATATGATAGCCCGTTAACTGGTATTAAATATTATGTCAAAACAGTTACCAAACAACCAAACGTTATATTTCCATACGATGTAGCCAGTCTTGCTCAACCAAATGGCACCACAGTTCAAGCAGTATGTGACAACCTCAGATTGTTAATTATAAATTCATTTGATAAAATTAAAAAACAATATCCTGATGCCTTTATGACTTGTTCATTTAGGAAACGAGGAGTAGGAAGTCCTACTAGCCAGCACCCCTTGGGCATGGCCTGTGATATTCAATTCTCTAAAGCAAGTATTCCGGACTATTTTACAAGAGCACAATGGGTCAAAGATAACACAGTATATGATCAGTTCTTATTGGAATATAAAAATACACCACGCAAAACGGCATGGTTACATTTAAGTTTTAACAAAGCCAATAATCGCAGACAAGTTTGCACATTTATGAACGATTTAAATGTCAAAGGTCCAGGTGTTACGGGTTTATATGATCTTTCTGGATCTTTATAATTGGACAAATTTATAATTGACATAAACTGATCTCTATGCTAAAATAATAGTATAGGGATTTTTTATGTTACTACAACTTCTAGATAAATTGGGTCGTAAACGTATTATTATGGATAGGGTTGATCATGAGCCTTATTTAGAGCGTTATTATATTTTCCTCAAGGAACGCAATTGGTTTCCATTCAATATATTCATACACAAATTTCTAAAATCAGATCCAGACGATGTACATGATCATCCATGGCCCTATGCCACGCTTATTCTAAAAGGCGGATATTGGGAATGGATTCCGCAGTTTGACAAAGATGGTAAAAAGTTTGGAGAAATAGCACATTGGCGCGGCCCAGGCCATTTCCGTACGTGTAGTGCTACCAGTTACCATCGTATTGAACTAGATCCTAGTGTAACTGCATGGACATTGTTTATGCCCGGGCCACACAAACGTGAATGGGGATTTTTGGTTAAAAATAACTGGGTACATAATGAAAAATATCTGGTAAATATGAAGCAACAACGACAGTAATTTAAATTGGTGTTTTTATAGTTGACAAGGATACCTTTATAATGTACAATGTAAAAAGAATAACAGTAATGAATAAACCGTTAATTGGATAATAGAACATAAATGGCACAACATACTAACTACTGGAGTTGTACTCCTTTCGCAGATTGGCTTCGCGGCACCAAAAAGCTCAGTGCGGGTACCGCAGAAGAATGGGACGACTGGACAACTGGGGCGCAGATGAAGCATAACTTCCGATATTGGCTTGCGGAAGAAGCACTTGGTCACATCCAAGATTTTGTAACATGGCCTATAAGGAAAATTCATGATATCAAGTACTACATTAACAACCGTTGGGTTAGTCGCACTCATAGTCTTACCGCTCATCCCAGGGATATTAAGCCTGGCCAATGGCAGGATGTGGGGAACCGCTTTTTGCCTTGCTTATTCAATGAGCTGGTTGATTTTGTTGAGATAGAATCAGCCTGGAGTCACATTGCTTGGGGCAGTAAAGAAGAC